TTGCTGTTCACCCGAGAACGCAAGGTTCTCACGTTGACGCTGGAGATCAAGAGCCATCTGCTCACGAGCAAGCTGAGCTTGAATACCTGCGTTGATACCTGCACCAGCTTGTCGCAGACCTTCCATAGTCTGCTGGTTCATGATGTCGCGCTCTTGCATCAAACCTTGGTTCAAGGCCCCCATGTTCTCGGACTGGGTGCGTCCGTAGGTCTGGGCATCTGCTTGGGCAATTGGCATAGCCGCTTCAAGCGAGCTACGCTCGGCACTACCTGCTGCAATCGAACTGTTGAGAAGACCACGGCGATTAGCCGTTTCCAGTCCACGCCTAGCGGCGTTTTGCATGTAAGCCCCACCACGGTTCATCAAGCCTTGCATCTGGTTCTGGACAAGCTCGTTACCCGTTACGTTGCGGGTGTACGCTCGGTTGTCTGTGCCGTAGATGCCTTGGGCTTGAGAGTTACGCGGTGGAACGACCTGTTGATAAAGTCCTCGACTCCCAAGAGTACCTGTTGTACCCCACTGGGAGTTCGTGTTTGTATTGGTATTTGACACCAACTCAACCATTTGGTCACATCTCCTTGTGTGTTATTAAGGGGTGAAGCGGGAGCCGTTAAGCGTCCCGCTTACCTCCATTCTGGTACTGGACAAGTAGAACTTGGTACACCGTCGGGGGTACAAGCGTCTTCTTGGTTTCATCCCGCTTGATACGGAACGAAAGGCACCGGCCATCCTTGGCGACATTTGCCATCGTGGTAGATGGCTTCAAGTCGTCACTCACCGTAGCCGCTGGATTACGCGGAAGGGAGATGTTGACATCAGTGGCTGAGTACGAGTCTTCGTCGTAGTCAGCACCGACCGTAATAGTATACGGTCCATAACCTTTCGTCAAGCCATCTGCCCGAACTTTTCGTACAGTCGTATCTCGGAACGGGTCTTTGTAGAAGAACGCCGTATCGAAGAACGCATCGAACCAATCACCGTCGAATCCGTATCCCTTCTCAAACTCGTAGACGTACCTTGAGTCCGATGCTGAGATCGCGGAGCGAGGGCTGTAGTGGGCCATGTGGATTCGCTCTTGGCCGTTACCATCTACTTGCGAGGAGTGAGCAATCGGCACAAGGAACTCGTCCTTGTCTTCGTTGAGGTAGTACAAGGCGTAGGTGAATGCCAAGCTGCCATCACCGTTCATAGTCAAGAGCAACACTTTACCGTCTCGGAAGAAGATTCGGTATTGGTTCTTGGCTCGTACGGGAACAGCACACACAACCCCCGCACCTTGGTTCAACGAGAACAGGTTATCCGAACGAGTCATCCGAGGAAGAATCCAAGGGCTCACTTTCTGGCTGATACGAATACCCACGAAGTTGCCGTACTTCTGGCTTTGTTCAAGGGTTGAGATACCACGGTTATCACAGTACAACGGAATACCCATGTCCACAACCGTGTACTCAATCGCTCCGGTCTTGGGTGCCAGCGTCTCTACGTTGAACGTATCGGCACTATCTCCGAGAATGGTATAGATCGAGTTCTCACAGAACACACCGAGGGCTTTGCCACGCATCGCCAGCAAGCCGGTTACGCGGTCACCTACGCCCACCTCAGCAGCACCCGCTATACCGTCAAAGTTTTCGGGTTCACCGGGCACAGAGAAGCGCACAGTGCCGTCCTTGTAGCCGAGGGCTAGGTGGTACTGGTGGAACTCTACGTGGCGTGGTTTATCCTCGTCGGAGACGATGGTGTTGGTCGTGATGAACTGGACGTACTGTTCCTCGTCACCATCATTGTCCGCATCAAATGCGGCGAATGAGAAGGCTTTACCCGCACCACTTACACCGTAGAACCCATCCCAATCTTCTCTTGCGAAGAAGTTGGCTGTAATGAACTGGTAGCGAGAGCCCTCGGCAACGATGTCCTTGAGCGCAGGGAAGCCGTTTAGCCCCATCCCAACGTCACCCGCCGTGGCTCCGCTTACCGTAGCAACTTGGTTAGCGGCAGACAAAGTATCTGCTACGATGTCAAGCTGATGGATGGTGTCGCCTTGGTAGATACACGTCTTGAATCCGAACCCGGTGACGGGTTGGATGTTGACAAACTGCATCTCTCCGGTAGCGTTCTTGTTCTCAAGTTGTCCGCTCAGAACCGAATAGGCAACCAAGTCAGCCGAACACACGTTCGGGGTAGTAGCTCCGAAGTCGTCAGTGATGTAGTAGCGAGCAGCAGGCTGGGTGTAGTACAGCTTGATTCGGAGACGGTTGATCTTGAATCGAATCCAGCCGCCCGCGTTGGGAACGTCACTACCCACCTGTGCCCAAGATGCGGTGTTATCGGTAAGGAACACCGAGTCAACTGCACCACCCCACACAACGATACCGAAGTTACCACTGTTGAGATCGTCGAGGTCGAGGCGAGTATTGCCGAAAGTAGAGGTAGAGCCACCCACTACTGCATTACGTCCAGTATCTTCGTAAACAGCTTGGCCGGTAGTCAGATTAGTACCGGGGGTGTATGTATCTACATCCGAGTAGGCGGCTTGCGTTGTAGGCAGCGTAACCGTTGTAGTCTCTTTCGACCCAAGCAGCTCGAAGTTGCCCGTCTCGGGGCTGATCTTACCAAGCGCAGCTTGGAACGAGAACTTGTCCGACACAGCGTTGGGGACAAAGTTTACGCTTTCAGCGTTGGGACGCTCTTGCTGGTACTGGTGAAGAACGTCGTAGTCAATTTCGACAGCGATACCCGTGATGTTGATCTTCTGAGGAAGAGTACCGAGAATCTCACCAAGATTAACGAAGGTGAGGTAGCTCATCGCATCCGAGTTACCTGCGTTGAGGAATCGGGCAGGGGCGGTGTTGGTCCCCCAAGAGATGCCCGCAGCAGCGTCAAACGACACATCCTCGTAGCCACCCACAAGGGTGCCGAGTATAAAGCGAGGAACGTCCCCGCCAGCGTCAGGGTTGGCCGTTGACCTACCGAAGATACCCCAGCCAAGGTCAGCCTGTAGGAAGCGCGTATCGGCTGTCTCAAGGGCTTCTGTGGTGGTTGCAAATACAGTCAGGTCGTTGGTGTCTCGCCAACCGGGGCGGGCACGTAGGCCCGAAGGGCGGACAGTTGACACCTCGCCGGGTACGGAGAACCCGTTGAAGAAGCTGACTGCTTGACCATTCAATCCCGTGGTGTCAGATGAGTCTGACGCATACGAGAAGTTGTTATCAATGGCTCGGGTGATGCGGGTCAGTTCTCCGAACTGGTCAGTGCCGTCCTCGTAGTTGACCTTCCAACCAGACTCGATGTATTCCCAACCAGCGGTCGGCTCGCTCTTGGAACGCCACAAACCGGCGTAGTCAGGGACCGGATCACTTGCAGTCAATGCTCGTGCAGTGAACAACGAGGTGAAATACTCGTTGGAGCCTGAGTTCCAGTTGAACGCATCAGGGACTTCCTTTAACACGTCAAACAATCCGCTGGTCGGAGGGGTGCCGTTGAAGACCAGAGTAAGGCCGTTGTAGAACGGAAGGGGCTCAACAAGAAACACACCATCCACAGTACCCGCTGCCCAGTCCGAATTGGTTACAGGGTCAGGACTGGTAACAGTAACTTTCAAAACTCGGCAACAAAACGTATTATCTTGGTTACGGAGGATCATATTGGGTTCGATACGAACTGTGACAGACGGGGTGCCAGCGATTACACCACCCGCGTTCTCAAACCCGAGCCGTAGCTCGTCAGCCACCACATACAGTCGATCACGATACCAGTGAGCACCGATGGGCTGGGAAGGTAGGGCATCCACACGGCTACGAAGAATAGCGTTCCAAGTCTGGAAGTCTGCGTAGATGTCTTCGGCGTTGTCTCCCGTTGGGACAATCGGAGATTCCGTATACCTGACAGCAGTAGCCGCAGCAGTAAACGGCAGCACCAGTCCTTCTGCGATCTCACGCAAGATGGTGCCAGCCGGAACAACCGAGTCAGCATCGAACCGTGCGTAGATAACCCAATCAACCTCGTCTTCGTCGGTGAACGTCGCGACGGTAACACCGTAGTTGGGGCTACCCGTGGCTGCTTGGAACACCGACCCAACGCTAGGAACACCGTCACCCGTCTCCACGGGGAACGTCCAAAACTCAACCTGATCCGGGGAGAGTGATCCATCAAACCGATCAAACCCGGCTACCGTCTGATAGCCGAGTCGATCCACAACCTCAAAGTTCTCACAATCCCGAAGGGCACCCTTGTCCACCATCAAGTTGGAGGACACCAGATCAAGACCGGAGTTAAGAGTGATCCCATCATTCTCCAGTTCTACCGGAGGGTTCACTTTAGAATTGACACTCCTCATATCGGTTAGCACCCCACTTCAGTTCAGGTAGTTTGTTGACGTTAAGACGGTTCTTGTACAAGTTGTACCTACGCTCGGCACGAGCGAACACTTGAGGTTTCTCGTCGTAGTCTGCGTAGTTCATCAAGGCTCGATACACGATAACGTCGTGATATTCCACCGGACATGCCGGTTCATCGTCATCGTCTACAAGCGTCTGGGGGATAGTTGTGTACGTAAAGGTCAAGCGGTAACGCTTGTTGGGGCGAGGGAAGAACGTATAGTGACCGTCAGGTGTCTCGGCAATGTACGTCGGAGTTCCGAAGTACCCCGTGCCTTGGTTTGCTATGTTCTGGTATTCCTCGAACGAAATCCACTTGAGACGGTTACGATCCGCTCCAGTCTCAGGGTCAACGATGTAGAACGAAGACTTGCTGACTTCGTAGCTGCCTGTCGTATCCGTGACCAAGTCGTAATACGCTTCCCATCGCACCTTGAACACATTCACATTCAAGGGGTCGGGGTCAACTTCATCGAACAGTTCACCGGGGATGAAGTTGTTAGAGGTGAGGGGCTCAAGGTCAAGAATGGCCTGAGCGTTACCAGCGTTGAAACTACCGGAAAGAATGTCAACTGCTTTGACAGTCAACTCAAATCCAGAAGTGTCTCCCT